TTGTATAACCATTTTGGTTCGTAACAAACGCAATTAGCATGGCTGGCCGCATACGTTTTCAGGCCCTCATTAAAGGCCAGCCGCAAGGTCTGCGCTGCCTCTGATTGCGGTTGAGTGCCGGCCCCAAGGCCAAAAATAAAAGCTTGCGTAAACGGCACCGTCATCACAATGACGCCTTTGCCGGCTGCGAGGATGGCATCCATAACGGTTGCAGCATCGGCCAAAAGCCCCGCGAGCGTGGCAACAGACAGACCCTGTTTAAACCTTAATACATCATTTATTGCTGAGGTAACCCATACAACAATGTCCGCGCCCGGATTGGCGGCAAGGTCGGCCGATATTGATGCCAGGACAGTATCCGCCCCCAAAGGTCCGGTAGTATCTGAGAGGCATTTCCCGCTGCTCGCAGCATTTACAAATGACAAGCCAGAGGCAGCTGCTTTTACAGTCCAATCCGGTATGGCCGGGTAATCGCTAAAACTATCACCAATAACCAAAACCGTTGCGGGCCACGGTGAGTTAATCATGGATTAGGCAGCTCTGGATTATTCCATGCATGGGTTTGGACAACATCTACCTGCACATCTGATGTGCCCGCAGCAAAACCATTTACCCATCCATAATACTCATCAGGAGTATTAGCAGAAGAAAATGGGTTTGAGCCGACCGAACCGCCCGCAATAGCAACACGCCTGCCATCTGCATAAGCCCTGTCAGGCCTTGTGCCAGGGAAAATAGGACGCCTTAATAGCCCGGTAGTGCCTCCAGCGGTTGCAAATGTCCTGTTAATCACGCCGCCAGTGTGTTTGCCTGCCATGCCTCACCTTTTTGCCAGTGGATTTACCCGAAAATGAAAGCTTTTGCGGCTGGTACCGCCAACCCGGTAGGGCTTGCCATCTGAACTGTTAACGAGCTTGATTTTCGCCGCGCTCGATATCTTCTGGTCTGTATGCACCAGGTCGGCATACTTGGGGCTGGTTGCGGCCAGTCTCTCCAACTCACCTACCGGAAACCGGGCAAAAGCCCTCAACCCTTCAGTAGGCCGGACAATATCGGCTTTCTGTAACTCTGCATTTGCCTCCAAAACACGTGACCGTAGCGGATAATGGCGCTCACGGACCAATTGGCCCTGTTCAACTTTCCATTTATCAACTACGGTCACGAACGGGGAGCCTTAGGCCACAACCGCAGCTGTATTGCTCAGGCCAATAATTCCACCTAACGCATCGGGATTTTTGACCATAAGGCCATAGTCTCCGTATACCTGCGTGGATTTAAACAACCCGGTGGTTGCCAGCTCCTGCGACTTGATACCACCACCTTGCCAGCTAACCGCAAGGTAGGAAGGATCAAACACAAATAGCGTGCTGGCAGCCGGGGAACCATCGCCTGAACGCTGTTGCAGCCGGTTTGGTACAAAGTCCACCACAATACCAAAATCCGAGATCATGCTGGATACCGAGCTTTGTGCTGTTGCTCCACTGGATGCCTCGTTTGCATCGCGGATCAACGTGGCAATCTGTGCCGTGCTGGTAAACATAAAAGCAGACAACCGGCTGATAACGGCCGGCTCCGCCATGATCTTTGTGGGATCACAACCGAGCTGATAAAGCCCGTTCAGTACCTGCCTGAGCTGTGCAAAGGACAACGCGCCCGCAGTAGTGAATGAGGAATAAACAACTGCCGGGATTATTAAACCCGTTTTGTTGTTCCAACCACCCAAGGTAACTGTGCCCGCAACGCCAGTGCCGGTTGTTAATGCAACCGTCTGTGGAGACTTGGTGGCCGGTGTATTTTCGATGGTTTCCTCATCAAGCCAGGCTTCCAGTCCGGCAGTAACGCCAGCCGTGCCACTCGTGCCGGTATCGGCTACGTTTGCCACGTTCTGCAGCAGCATGGCATCGATATCCCGGTCCAGCTCCTGCGTGGCCTTGGCCAGCTGCCGTGCCAGCCCTTCATTGCCGACATTTTTGCTGGTATTGGCGCGGATGGATACTCCCACAGTTTTCTGACTAATCTGGCTGTGATTACCAAGCCTCAATGCAGGCGCTGAGGCTGGCGTTGTGGCGGTAGATCCGTCAATTACCCGGTTAGTCAGGGAAGGTGCTGCCAACCGATCGCAAGCCCATTCAAAAAACGGGTTTGTGTGGCTTGCGGTGCCTACCAGTGACTGGAAGGGCAGCGGTATGCGGGAAATATCGATAATTTCCTGCATGACCTGCTCGCGGTTCAGGTTATTCGGTACGGTGCGTATATCAATCTGTTCAAGAGTTGCCATGATCCAAAATCCTCACAATTTAGCCCCCAATGCGTCAATTGCCGCAGCACGCGTCAACTTTCCAGACTGCACTTTTGAGAGCGTGCTTTTCGGTATTGCCGTTACGGGCTTTGGCTTCTGATTCACCTTGGGCTTTACTTCAGCATCCGCAACGGATGCCAGCTGTTGCCGCAATTTGCCAAGGTCATAGGCCATTTTCCGCAAGCGTGCATCGGTAATAAACGGTATCTGTGCATCCGAGAACGCATAATCCTTTAGCGTCCCTGTTATCACCTGAAAACCTTTATCACGCTCCGCCGGATCTGCAAACTCCGGGACAATCTGCGCCAATAACGCTGTTTGTGCCTGGTTATGCAAAGCCCGCTTACGCTCAACTGCCTGATAATCGGCCTGGGTTAATGGACGTCCTAACGATTGGACCGCCTCATCCAGCGCCATACTTTTCTGCAGTAGATCGGTTTCTGACTTTAGCTGTGTCTCTGTCTGCCTGGCGCGTAACTGCTCCAGTTGCCGAAGCTCCTTGGCTTTATCCTTAAATTCACCGAGGCTAAAGGTTGTCCCATCGCCTGCATCAATCTGGATAAGCTTGTAAAGCTTCTGCGGAGACGTTTGCAAACGCTCTGCCAACGCCTTAACCGTCATAGGCTCATCCGTCTCCGGTTTGCTGTTGTCGGTCAGTTGATCTGCATTAACCGGCGGATCATCGGTTTGTGAGGATTCGCTAGAATCCGGGGTTGTCTCTGGCTGCGGTTTGCCCTCTAAGGCTGCAGCCAGTTCCTCAAATGTATACCCGCTTTCTTGTTCGGGTTCAAGGCTGTTCTGTTGATTCATTAGGATTTGGCGCCTCCGCCATGTTGTCTATAACCTGCTCTGCCAGAGCCAGCAGTTTTAAGCCGGTCCTGCATTCCGGCCAATTGTCGCTGCTGGCCTGCCATTGCGCGTATATCTCACGCCTTAGCTGATCCATTAGCTTTGTCTTTGCCAGCAGGCTCTTTAGCTGCTGCGCCCATTCGGGCCTGTATTCCGGACTCGACAAGCTCCGCCTCCTTCAATTCATTGTCTGACTGCGTGTCGTAATACTTCCATTGCAGTTCGGTATCGTGTTTGTATTTGTCCAGCTCCAGCTTTTGCGCTTCCAGCTGGGTCTTTTGCTGTTCCATTTGGATTTGCAGCTGCATCAGCTGCTGCTGCATACCCTGCTCAGACTGGCTCTGCTGTGCCGCTGCCTGCTGGCCCTGCAGCGATTCCTGACCGGCAGGGTCAAGGAAATAATTCTCTGCCCCGTCCAGCTCAGCCGACTTCATCCAGTCGGATATGGCGTTATGCACGCCCTTCCAGTTGGCCGTGATATTGGCCGTACCGCCCTGGATCAGGCTCATTTGTAGCTGGATGACTTCCATCAAGCTGGCTTTCTGCCGGCGCCGGTCGCCTGGCGACAAGCCCACAACAACATTCAGCCGGTTACGCGGTACCCATTCGCCTGGGCTGGTTTCCTGCCAGTCACCGGACTTGCGGAACATGATGGTTCCGGTCCATTCGGAGCGCAGTACTCGATGGATCAGCAGGAATGTCTGGCGCACCAAGGTTTCGGCAATGTTGCGGCTCACGTAACTTGCCAGCTGCTCTTTCGGGCCCAGCTGCATCTCGACTGACAGGCCGGACACATCCTTCATGCCCTGCACGTCACCGGAGGCAAGGTCCATCGCAGCGCCGGCTTGCTTGCCGGCCACATCATCAAAGTAGGCAAGACCGGCCAGGCTGTTGCTGGATATGTCCATAACCGGAAGCGGGAATATGTTTGCGGGATTGGTGCTGCGCACGCCGCGGCCAGGCGCGCGGTTCAGAATATCCTCTTGCTTGGTCTCGGCCGGATTGTAGGCGCTGCCCTGATTGTTCGCATGATTCAGATTGTCCAGAAACTGCCTGACAATGCTGGTCTTGCTGTCCTGGGTATTCTTGAGTAAATCATAAAGCCCAAGCCCTGACCATCGGTGAGGGACCAGCCAGCCGGCACCGGACGCATACGGGAAATACTCAACCCTATCGGCCAGCAGTTCCAGGCTGTTAGCCATAAGGAACCGCCACTTTTCGCCACTGTAGAGCATATGGCACCAAAAGCATTCAACCCTTTCATCCTTCCAGGCTGGGCCTTGATAGTAAGTGCTGGCACCCTCAACGAATTTGGCGCGTAGATCCGTGCTGTTGCCAACAGCTGACGGTAGGCCCTCATCCGTCAGTTCGGGGCACGCGTTAATATCGTCCAGCGATACGCCCATATCCTGCAGTTCACCGCGTGTGTAGATCGCCCGTTCACCAATGAATGCGGCATCCTGCAGATTTTGGCTTTGCTGGTTAGGATCAATAATAAAATAGCTGGGTTCGATAGCCTGTACGCGCAGGCGCTGGCTGGTCTGCTCGTATTCCGCCACAGAAAGCCCGTTATCCTCGCTGACCTTGGCGTCTATCCCCTGCTCTGCCAGGTACGCTTTCACATCGGCAATGGGTGCATTAAAGCGCCTGATGATTTTGTCGGTTTCGTCCTCTACCCAGACTTTCTGCACGCCATTACGGAATAGCAACGCATCGCTGACTGCATTGGCCAGCTCCAGATAACCGCTGTTATCCTCGGTAAATATTGCGTTTACAGCATTGGTTTCAGCCTCAGCCTGATCCTCATCGCCCGCACCCTGTGGCGCAAACTGTACAACGTAGTCCGTTGCATAGCTGGGCATGATCGTGGACATTAATGCGCCGTGAAAATCGCGCACCGTAGTATCCTGCACTTGCGACCGGCCCGGTATCTCATCGCCGCGTGGGCGGTTGAGGTAATAGTTCCAGGCATTGGTGCGGATCAGGCTCAGATTCTGGTTAGACCAGTCAGCCGCCTGATTCAGGGCCATCCATACTTTTGCTGCTCGATCCATGTTCATATTGCGGCCCTGTTCAGGTGGCTGTAATCGGGCTCATCGCCCCATAGCTGTGACGGTAACTGCTCGCGCATTACCGCAAAGTAGCGCGCAGCATCGGCATAATGGCTGCACCAGTCGTGTAAGGGTGTCTGGTTATAGACTCGCCTTTCATCGTTCCACTCCGTGCGGTATAGCTTCAATGCTTCGATGCCGGTCCCGCACTTATCCCTGTCAAAGTAGCACCGCGGCAGCATCTGGCGCGTTGCATTAATACCGTCCGTCACCGATATGTTGCGCGCAATCAGGGGCGTAACACCCAAGCCTTGTAGCACTTCTACCCGGCTCTTTCCAGTTCCAAGCTCCCGCACCTTGGCATCATGCGGCAATACATGCGAGCCATACACATAAGGTTTATCGCGCAGCAGCTTCACAATCTCTACCAGCCCGGTATTCTGCGCGGCCAGCATATCAATGGCGTGTATCTCGGTGCCCACCAGCTGCCAAAACCAGATCACCAACGTATCCGCCATGCCAAGGTCCCAGCTGGTGTGCACCACGACATCGCGGTTATAGCTTACCTGCGTGATCCTCCCTGCGTCCTCAAGATCGCTCATAACCTTGCCGTAATACGCCCCACGGATAGCGGCAGTCCAGCTACAGAGCATTTCCTGCTCGTATTCCTCGGGCTGCATATCGCGCTTTAATGCGTCAAGCTCTGTCGCGTCAAGCGTGTTCGTGTCATTGACCGTCAACAGTACCCGGTGCCAGTCCGGCTTACCCTCCGCATCCCGGTAGAACTCATAAAACAGGTTGTTATAGCCAAATGGTGTGCCGATCATCAGCGCCCCGCCTTTGCGGTCTGCCAGGCACGGGCGCAATATCTCAGACCATACTCGCGGGGGAAATTGAGCAACCTCATCACAGACCACGTAATCAAGGTAGATGCCGCGCAGGCTGTCCGCTGCACTGGCACCCAATAGCCTGATTTCAGCGCCCCCAGGCACCTTTGCACATAGCTCGGATTCATTGAACGTGACGCCCGGTATAGGGCGCAGATAGTCCTTTAGGTACACCCATGCCACGCGCTTGGCCTGTGCGTATTCGGGACAGATATACGCACCACGTGGGTTTGGCAGGGCGCAGGTCAATATCCGCTTTATAAGCTCATTAACAGCGGCCACTGTCTTGCCGGCACGGCGGTGTATGACCGCTATAGTAAAGCGCTTAGCCCGGTCATGCAGGTCACGCTGCCAGGACCTGCGCTCATAGGGTATTACGACTTCCATTGAATGGTAATTCCCTCAGGGCCACTATCAAGCGTAACGGCCGAAAGGTCCGGGACAGATTTTTTAAGTAAAACTTCAGCTGCGCGTACCTGCACGCTGGTCATTTCGCTGCTGCCCAGTGCACATCCCGTCAAGGCATCGATCAGTTCCTTTGATTTAACGGACCTGCGTACCGAATCAGCCTGGATTTGTGCCTTTTCTTTTGAATGCATTTCAGTAACTTACACCCCAAGTGTATAGTTTGTATAGCCCCTACATCTTTAGTGTAGGGGGCTATATACATCATACACTTTTCCGATTTTTTAATTTCAATCTGATGGATTGCTGCACACCTTTTTTCTTTGCGATGCAAATACTGTAATCCCGGATATCCCTTAAAACATAGTGCCCTTCGTCAGATTCGTCTTCGACCTTAAATTCCCGCTGCCGCCGATTATCAAAAAATATCTTACCTATCATTGGATCGGTCATGTTGTTTTTTCCTGAGTCTTAATTTCGCCTTTAAAAGCCTTTTATCCAGTGTAGCCCGCGTGATATCCAGCTCTTCGGCGGCATCTTTTTTGGTCATTTTCCCTTCGACCACCGCAAGGTAAACATGATCATCCCCTTCGTTAGGGTCGCATACCGTCCATTGTCCGTTGTCAAGCCTTACCAACCGTGCAATCACATCCTCTGGATCGGTGTCGTATCGGCATTTATCCATGTTCCATAAGAACTCTAGCCACGGTTCGCCGATCAGGCTGGTACGCTCAAGCAGCATTACAAAATCTGCCATGCGGTGTTTATGGAGCGTGCCGGCCAGCTGACCTGCCTTGTTTGTATGGTCTATGAAGATCAGTAATTTCCCTTCCCTTCGCGCCCATTGCTCCAGGTCGAATACTTGTTGCCATGCCTCGGGACTGAATAAATCCACGCCCTTGGCGGGCCGGAGACAGGCGGATACATTATCGATAATAATCACCTCATGCTGCTGGGCGGTCGCCATGAGGTACTGCATATGCGCATAATTACCCAGCTCAAACCGGCCGTATCCATGGTTATCGCGTAGGCCGCTGGTGTCGAATGTTATATTGAGTTTCCCGTGGTACCCCAGCGCCCGGAGGCGCCCAAACAGCCCGCTGTCGCTCATCTCGCAATCAAGAATGAATACCTTGAGCGGCCGGGCCGTGTTCCAACCGGCAAAGGGCTGACCGCTGGCGAGCGCCTTGGCCAGCCCCAGGCTAAACATACTTTTGCCGGATCCGCCGGGTGCTGCAATGAATCCCGTGCTGTGGCTGTAGAAGGGGCCGCAGAATTGTTCAGGGGGCGGCAAGGCAGCGGCCCATGCCATATAGTCCCCTATGCCTAAAAAAGCGCCCTGCGCGTCTACAGGGTCACTGGTGGCCTCTTCAAACTGCTGCGCTGCCTTCGCCGCTTTAAACCGGCTGAGAAAATCATCCTTGGCCTTGCCGCGCTGCCAGTTTTCAATGCTGTCCATCGTCGGCTGCCAGTGGTACAGACCCTGCTTTTTGATGGCCTCCTTGACGGCTTTCCAGTCACAGCCGGCAAAGCAATGGATGGTAAAATCCTCGCTGTCACCGGGCGTAATGACTAAGGAGGGACTGTTATCGTCGTGTGCCGGGCAGCAGGTAATAAAGCCATCCTTGTAAGGGCGGGCTTTGGGACTGAGGCCTTTGGCGATGTATTCAATGTCCGTCATGCCAGGGGACCGCTCGATGCCTCAACCACCAGGCCGTTGCGGATCAACTGCTCGATCATATTGGACCGGCTGCGGTGTTCGCGCTGGGACAGCTCATCCACAGCTGCCAAAAGGTCCGGGTGAATTACAATCCCGATATTCACCCGGGTAACCCCGGTGCCGGGATCCCTTAAATTTTTATCCTCTGCCATGTTGACTTGCTCCTATAATGTGCTACTGTGAGCTGGTAGTTTACCTTACTTAACTTAACTTACAAGGAACAAACCTAATGGCTGATGTTTCGACACTTTTCACATCGGAATCCCCCTATCTCAAGGCCGCTGACCACCCTGGATTTAACCGGCAATGCACAATCAAAGGCTCTGGCACTGACACCCTGAATTTTCCCGGCAAGGATCCACAACCGGGCGCCTGGATTAATATAGGCGGCAGCAAGCCCATCTGGTTAAGTAAAACCAATGGCCGGGCGCTCATTGGTGCTTTTGGGAAAGAAACGTCCGACTGGATAGGGAAAAAGGTGCTGGTGACCACCAAGGATTACACCCTGGAAGGCGGCAAGCAAACCACCGGGTGGCTAATCATCCCGATGACCCAGGATGATGGCTTTGATGATGAGATCCCTTTTTGATGCAATCACTCAACAAGATGTTTCCGGAACGCAAGCGGGAGGCCGAAAGGCCTCTCTCTTTACTCTTTAAGGCCGAATGCCTGCTGTGCGGGTTTCTGTACGGCTGGGTCATGTTCCAATTGATTGAGGGGATTACGCGATGATCACCGAAGATAAATTCATCTGTACCCGCTGCCACGGGGTTCGCTACAACTACCGCTACGATGATTTTGGCGAAGGGTTTACCTACAACGAAATCTGCAAGAACTGCCGCCAGGATCACGCGTCTGAATCGCGGGAAGATCGGGCGTTCCTTAGTAGCCGGCTTTTCGCCCATGTCGAGCGATCATAACCCCGCCCCCCGCGCCCCTATGCTGGAAGTGCTGGCGCTGATTGAGGCGGCCCGCTGCCCGAATGATTGCGTGCAAGGGTTATTGATAGATGAATATGCAATTGATCCGTGTCCATGGTGCGCAGAGCGTGAAGCCCTTAAAGCCGCGCTAAAGGAATGTGAGTGATGCACGACCCTAACAATAAGGATTGCGAGTGGAATTACCACAATGTGCATATCAGGGATGGCGCGCCCTGCACCTGCCCGCCCGCTGTGGATGAGGTTGAGCAGATACGGGCAAGGCATATTAAGAATGCCGAATACTTAGGCGTTGCCGACTATGGCGCATGTATGCGGGAAATAGAACACAATGATCGCGCCACCCTGCTCCGCATCATCGACCGTGATCGTTCCATCATGCCGGAAGTCGCGGCGCTGATTGAGATTATTGATGCAATGGCTGAAGGGAATGCGAGCGCTTACAGCGTCATTGTTAGACAGAAAAGCCTCAAAGCCGCGCTGAAGGAGATAGGTAGATGAGTGTTCAGGCTTTATACAATGCTGTCGTTCGTGAAAATGAATCTCTGCGCACCGAACTCGCCGCCGCACAAGCCGAGATTGATCGTATGCGTAGTGAGCAATACGGCATGGCAGATTGGGTGCAGATGTCCCGCGACTTTGAAACTCAACTCGCCGCCGTGACCACTGAACGGGATTCGCTGAAAGCCGAACTGGCAGCGGTGCGGGCGGAGAATGAGAGGCTTCAACGGTTGCTGGGCAATAAGTAATGACCGACCTCAAATCCCTGCTTATAAATGACCCTAAGCTAATCGTCACAATGGTCAACGCCGCGCCCCTTGTGCTGGAATTGCTGGAAGCGGTTAAGAATTATCGTGACGTTACTTCGGGCAACCATTACGAAGACTACGACAAAATGACCGATGCGCACGATGCGCTGTGCAAGGCGCTGGAGGGGTGGGGTGGTTGATTTTATACTGGCATGGTTTGCGTTATCGATACTGGTAGCGTGGCTTGTCGGCGCCCTGCTGAGGGATGGCCGTGAGAAATAGAAATTGGCATAGCTCCCGCGACCAAAACGAGCAGGCCATAATTGCTGAGTTTAAAGCTGCCGGCGCCTTTGTGACAAAAATTGCCAGCAATGCCACGACCGGGTTGCCGGATCTGATTATAGGCCACGCAGGTAAATTGGCCTTTGTAGAGATCAAAATGCCCGGCAACCCATTGCGGGCAGACCAGGAAAGGTTTCGCGCCGAATGCGAAAGGGAGGGCCTTTTATGGTTCCTCGCTGATCACATCGATGATGTGCTTGGGATAATGGATTTTTTACGCACCGGCAAAAGCCGTAAACGTCACTACTGAGTGGGCAGGCTATGAATATGCAAGAATCAATGGAGCATTGTGCAACCCTTTCTTTAAGGGAAACAGACGCCGCATTTATGCCCGAGACAATGTTTACCAAAGCATCCGAAATCCGCTACATAAAAACATTGTGCGCATTGGCATATACGCAGGGTTACAAGGATGCCATCAACCAGACCTATACCCGTGCACAAGTATTAGGACTGGAATTTTAATGTTTTGGGATCAGAAAAATTGCCGCCATTGTTGCCAGGTGTTCCAGCCTAATGGTTCAAGGGTGCAGTATTGTTCTGCCAGCTGCGCCCTGCAGGGCGCTATATTGAAGCCCGACGGTTATTGGCCAAGTCCCCTTACCTGCTGGCCGGTCGAAAAAACCAACACCAAAGGGGTGGGGATAATATCCTTTGGGCGCAAAAGTTATCTGGCGCACCGGCTCCAATGGGCCATCCACAGTAATGCCCCTTCCCGGCGGGTGATCCGTACCTGCGGATCAACCAATTGCGTGAATTACCGGCACCTAAAGGCGGATGGGATCTGTGGCTTTAAACCGTCCGTAAACCGCAAGGGCTGCGCCAACCAGTGACACCGCAGCAGTTGCCAGGTTGTTTAACTCTATAACCGACACGGCCGGGAATACAACGGGGGCTACCGCAATAATAATGCCCCATATTGTCTTGCTCTTCAAAATGAATTTATTCATACCGGATACTTCCCATACCTGCGTGAAAAATGATTGCCATCCCTGCGTTTAAAATCGCCGCCCCATACATTATCAGGGTGCAGGCGTTTCCAGTAATTCGCTATCTGCGCGTACCCCGCACTATCGGTAATGTATACGCTATCCCGGAATAAATTAAGGTCGATTGCCAGCCGGCGGCAATGGTTGCTGTTTAAAATCCCCTTACCCTGTTTGGCATATATAGCCGCCTGCTCCACAGTCCGGTACAGTTCTCCGCCGGTTAATTGGTACCCCGTGCCCTTGGCATACAGCACCAGCTGCGCCACATCAGCAAGGAATGAAGCCTGCTCTTCAACAAGGCTCATAATTCCTGGTCCGGGTGTTTAACATGGATTAACAGATTTATCACCTGGTTATGATTGCGGTCGATAACCCGGCGCAGTTCGGCCGTTTCACGCCCCACAATCTGCTGCGTATTCTCAGTGACCGAGTTAAGCCGCTGCTCCAACGTATTTTGCCGGGCGTGCATAACCTTGGCAAACCAAGCCACCACCGCCCCGAGACCGGCCACCAGCCAGTCAACAATCTGCCATTGTTCCTGCATCCCTGCATGATCCTTATTGTTCTTCCCGGCCTGCTATTGTAGCTGCGGCAGCAATGCCCTTGCCAACCCCCGGTAACGCATCGCCCACACTTGCTGCAGCCGCCAATGGCGGGACTACACCATAGGCCACCATACCGGCCCCCAGGGTAGCCGGATCTATTGCCCCGCTAAGTGCCCCCGCCCCGCCCAAAATGGATCCGCCGGTAACAATGCCGCGCTCCGCAGTCCCGGACGAGCCTACCGGCGCCTTGTCTTTTGCAAGCGTAAGGACGCTCTCCAGAAAATCATCCACATCCCCGGTGACGTTCAGGGTGCCACGCTTCAGCCGGGTACCAAATCCCTTGTAATTCTCGGCACCAAACCGCGTGGCCAGCTTTTTGGCGCTCAATACCCCATCCTGCCAGGCTTCTGGCACGGCCTCTATATTCCTTAACACCTTCCAGCGCTGGCCGGCTTCCCGCATCAATGCCGGATCCGCCCCGGCCGCTATGCCGGCATCGTCCAGCTTGCCCACGGCCACCGCCACCTCATCCGCAACCAGCGGCAGCTGCGACTGGTTAAGCTTTGGCACCAGGTCCCTCATTGTACGATGCAGGGCGCGGTAACCTTGCGGGGTGGTAGCCATGTCCACTTGCTCCAGCAATCGTGCCTTGCCGGGCAATACAGACGGATCAAGTCCTTCAATAATGCCGCGAACTGCGGAAAGGTCCGGTGTGTCGGTTAAATCCAGCGCATCATCATAAATCTGGCCTATATTGTCCGCTGCCTGCGCCAGCTGCTGGGGGCCAAGCTCCACCATATCGCCAATGCCAAAAACTTTACCCAGCTTATTGAGCAGCGCCGACTGGTTGATTTTGTCTATTACGCCCCGTGCCAGCCCCGTCTCTGCAACCAGGCGGGCACTTCTGCTGGTAGTTGGCAATATAGATTTTTGGGTTGCGGCCTTTACGCCCCGTGCAATACCAGACATAACGCGGGTTGTGGCATTGCCAAGGCCCTGCCCCAGGCCCGCAAGGCCCGCTTGCGTGCCAATGCTTCGCCAATCGCTTCCTTCGCGTGTTGCCTCCAATACCCCCGACAGTAATGCTTGCGCAGGGATTTTTCCGGGCGCTGCCAGGCTCGCGGCTACCGGGAATATATTTTCCCCTATCGCGCTGGCAATCGGTTGCGCCTCGCTCACCCCCTGCCTGATATCCTCCGGCAACGGCCGGAATACGCCATGCTTCATGGCGTCGGGCAGCCGGTCGATAATATATTCCCTGGACTGCAGCAGCCCCGCCATTATCGGGCTTAACTCCCTCCCGAAATCGGCCGCATCATCCGGTACCCCGGTGACAATTGTACCGTCCGGCATCTGTACAGTACGGGTTGCCATTATTGCCCCTGAAGCTCGCCATAAGTGACCACCTTGGGCCCCGGCGGATTCTGCGCGGCATCGGTGCCCGTATACTGGTTTACCCAATCCCAATCGATACCGGATCCGGTCACTACACGCCCCACGCCCGGATACTGCTCACCAAACACCTGGTCCAACGAGGTGCTGAACTCCTGCCGCTGCCTTATCGCCCGCTGCAGCACCGGGATGGCATTGGCATCCACCACAGATTGCAGGTCTTTGGCCGATTCAGGACTAAAGCCCTGGCTTTGGGCGCGGTTCCATGCATCCATCAGCGATTGCCCGACGCCCATGCCACCTTGTATCGTGGTTACTTCGCCCTCGCGTACCACGCTGGTAGGATCCAGCACTTTGGCAAGGCCGATAATTGCCGCCAACCCGCCAATAGCATTGCCGGTGGCAAGGCTCCCGGTGATCCGCTGGGTAGCGTCGGCAATCTGTGCAGGCCCTGCCATCTGCGATAAAAACCGCTGCTGTTGCGTGTCAATCATGCCTTGGCCAAACTTTGCCTTTTGAAATTCTTCCCCTGAATCTCCCTGCGCCAGCCCTTGCGCCTGCAGGTCAAGGCCCCGTGCCTGCAACTGCTGCCCGCTTTCCTGCAGGTCCAGCGCACGCTCACGTAACCGATTGTCGCCGGCAACGGTTGGATTCAGTGTCTGGTTTCCCGCCATGGCCGCGCCAGCGGTTGTAGGAGTAATACCGGCCCGCATCTGCTGCGCCAAATTGATGCCGTAACCGGCCCGCTGGGCGTCGGGCAGGTCTTGCGGCATCGCGCCTCCGGCCCGCGCCAACGCATCCGCGCCAGCAACCAGTTGCGGCAACTGCTCGAGTGCCTGGCCATCGGCACGCATCCGCTCAAGAGCATACTGCTCCGCCTCGGACGCCCGGCCTATGTCCGCCTGTTCGCGTTTGCTGGGGCCAAACAAATACCCGCCAATACCGCCCCAGCCCTGCTCTATGGCCCGGTTGGTGGCTTCCTGCTGCTGCTGATAAAAGGCTTCGGCATTTATCCTTGACCTGCTTTTAGTTACCGGCATATATCCACCTGTCAGGCTGGCGAAATGCCAACATTTCCGGATTTCGCCCGGCTCTTATCCAACACCGTTGGCGAGCCTATAATGTCGCTGAGTGACATTAACGGACTAAATCCGCCGGTAAACTGCCCCATGCCTACATCAAACAGCCCGCCAAGGCCCATCATGGCCCCAAGGCTTCCCTGCGCCTGCAAACCTCCACCGGCAATGCCCGCCTGCTGCGCCATCTGGGCATTCTGGCCATAAATGTTGGTAGCTCCCCTGGCAAAGGCGTCCTGCGTGCCCTGGGCTGCTATGCCCTCCGCCACGCCCTGTCGGGTGCCACCAAAGCCCCCAAGGCCTATAGCATCGCGCCGAATGCCGGGCAGCAGCTGCTCCTGAAAATTGCGCCCAAGGTCTGCGCCAAGCTGGCCAATTTGCTGGCCAATTAGCTGCTGGTTACCCCCCGGTTGACTCATGGCCTGCAAATTCTGGAGGAACGGGTTGGAGGTTGCCTGCTGCGCATACCCCAGCCCCTGCTGGAAAAGCTGCCCGCCGGCTTGCTGGGCAAACTGCCCGGCACCCTGCCCGAACTGCTGGTAAACGTTCTGCGAGGCATTGCGCAAGAAATCCAGATAGGGCTGCTGCTTCGGGTCAACATAACTGCTTGACCTGCTACTACTTCCGCCAATTCCGAATGAGGGCATATTATGGTTCCAGCGCGGTTACGCGCTCCTCTAAATTTTGCAATACCGCCGCAATACGCTGCAGCTCCTGAATAATATACAGCTCAAACGGCGGGTTGTCAGTGGCAGGCGGTGAGACCGGCACATAGGTTGGATTACTCATCAATACCGCCCCGCTTCAATCGCATTAACGTCCATGCCCGTAATTCGCCAGACCCCCACATCATCACTGGCAATCTCAAAAGCCAAAAAACGTGCCGTTACCCGTGTATCTATTTTACGCGTGACGCCAATCACGTAGTCCACATACGGCCCCCAAAATACCAGATCATCCGGCTCCATCTGGCCACCAACCCGCATAACAAGTGCTGTGCCTGCCGTGCCGGTAATCCGTGGCCACACCTCGGAAACGTACTTAACTGAATCCCGGCTCCCAAGGTCCATCCCTAACTTTTGCAGCAGGGCTGGCTTTGACACAAGGGAGGTATCCTGCCCGTTCGGCGCATCCATCAGGATTAACCCGGTATTGGCCGTGGCATTCATTTTGATAGCCAGCAGCCCGGATATAGACGGCAGGCTGGAGTATTCATTCCAGGTGGCGGTATCCGTGTCCCAATTGGTGGTGCGGTCATCCCAATTTAACTCGCCGCTCAACAGCTCGCCGGTATTGCCAAATGCCATGTGCGGGCTACCGGCATCGCTGCCCGTGGCATCGCCAAACAGTAAAGAACGCCAGCTAAACTGGTTGGTGGTTGAGTGCCAAATAAGCGCCCGGCTGGCGTACTTCTGGCCAACCTCCGGGAAGCAAATCCAGACTTCATTCTGCAGCGGATTGGCCACAACATAGCTTTCATAAAAATAGGTCTCATCCATTTCCCTGAAAAGCTTAACCCGCACTTTGTCCTTTACAAGGCTACGGATGGTCTGGCCATCAGTGATATATACATCCCCTTGCCCCAAAATGATGTGGTTGCCGTTCAACTCTGCAACGCAATTAGCAGCCAGGGCGCCCATTGTTTCCGACAATTGGCGCAGGGACATAATCGAATTGCCGCCTACGTACTGCATCACATAGGAAGCATGGGGCTTGTACACCATGAAAACATCCCGCAACGCCAACCCGTCTGTAATGCCCTCATTGGATCCGCCAGCGCTAAATTCGCCCGCATCGGTGGTGGTGCCAGGTGTCCAGCTGGCAGGGATTGTCCCCGGCTCCGCCGCATCGCTCCAGCGGATCAGGCTTGGGTAATCGTTTGTGTCAAAGACATTCAGGGCGATCAGGTAATTCTTATAGCTGCGGATAACGGCGCAAGTGGAGCCTGCAGGCCAGTCCGGCAATTCATCGGAATCGGTTAGCGGATCCCTTAACCAATAAACAGGCTTGCCACCGTAATTGAAAACCGGCACCCCGTTTAGCTCGCAACTGGTAAAATCATTGGCAGACACTGTTGCCGGCTCATTGGCGGTATCGACGATACTTGACCACGTGCCATCAGGCTCGACTGCGAACATATTATTTTCGGTCATCGCCACCCAGACATTATCCCCGGCAAAAAAACTGTTACGGAGGTGTAGCGGATGGGCGTTTAAGGTGCTGTCGCCATAAATCTGCCGCGCCTGCGTCACCCTCTCCGCTGGCGCCTGCCTAAAGTGTACTTCCTCGGCTATATTCCAGACTTCTGGCGGGCAATCAAACGGTGGTAAGTCCTCCTCGCTGACCATGCCCGACAAACGCAATGGCAGGAGTGACGTCAAGGCTAGACCCTCATAGCGGTAAGGTTGAGCGTGGCCCCGCTAACAGTTGCGGCACCGTCTGCGTAGACGGCCAAAACCTCACCGGCAGCAAGCACCATGCTTGAGGACACAACCGGGGAGCCGGTTGCAGTATCAAACAGATCCGGCCGGGTAATGGTTTCCGTCGCATAAGCAATGCGGCCGGTTCCCGCAGCGGGGATTGTCGCAGCCGGTGTACCGCTTACAGTCCAGCCAACTGCAACGGCTTTAGTTAAATTTGCTGGTGTATAACCCACGTTAACCATTAAATTGATGGTTACCAGCACATCCACCACGGCCGTTAACGTCCAACCTATGCCGCCCGTGCCGCTATTCTTGATGGTCACCAGGTCGGTGTCCGGGAGCCTGCGCTGGTTGGTAAAATAAATACTGTCGGTAACAATCCCGGCATAGCCATCCCACAGCCCGGAGGTGGATTCTATGGCCGGATACTGGTTAACAAATTCCGTGCCATTATGTTGCAGGATATGCCCATCCAAAGGGGTTAAAATGGTTACGTCATCCAGCATATCAAGGTCATAATCCCCATTTGTGGGCACGGCAGCAGTTGCTGTACGGCCGTTAAAGCTTTTCAGCTTTGAATTGACCTGGTTAATCTGTGCAGCTGTAGCTGTAACGGCCGCATTCCCCAGCGACGGAAATTGTGCCTTCAAAACCGCCTTCAGCAATCGGAGGTGATTGTCCCCCTCGTCAACAGGATCTGAGGTTGTGGGGTTTGCGGCTTCCAGCTGGCCTATATAGGTTGCAGATTCTAATGCCATGACCAAGCGCCCTTATTGCTGTCCGGGTTGGCCCCAGACTGTTGCCACAGTTCGTAATCGTTAAACTTCTTAACTTCCATCTCATAGCGTGCGGTGGCCAGCTGCTCACCCTCCACATCGCGCAGATATTTATAAATCTCTATCAGAAATGCATCCAGATAAGGCCCCTGGAAGAAGGTAGCCATCTGGTTGGACCCAATATCGCTGCCCATAGTCCGGTCAAAGCCACGGAAAACCACATTAAAACTATGCTCTGACTGATCCCCTGGCGCTACCATAAAACCGGTCGAAAACATGGCATAACAATACGGCTCCGTTACACCATTGGCCAAGCCTATGGCCCTGGCCTCTTCCAGCATCTCAAAACTAACCGCAACCAATGGCTGTGGCCCCCCGGATGCCGACGATACCAGGCTAACGCTTACAAGTTCATTCATCGCATAGGCAAATGAATCATCAAAAGGGTAAATAACATCCCCATAAGGGTTATCCAGAGTTACGGAATACATCAAAAACCGTGTCTTTATATCCCGCGCAACACGCTGGTTAACGCTGGATTGCCATACATCAAACAAATCATCCGTCAGGTCAGTACGGTTGACATAATTAGCAAGGTATACTTTCAGCTCACCATAATTCATGCTGCGGCCCTCACGTGCATTTTGCGCAACATGGCAAAAATATCGTTACTTATTCCCTGCGCTGCATTGGCGTTTGGGTGCAAACCGTCATAATAATAGTCTGCATAAAAACCATTACCGTTACCTGCCTCCAACACCCCCAGATCCTTGTATAACCATTTTGGTTCGTAACAAACGCAATTAGCATGGCTGGCCGCATACGTTTTCAGGCCCTCATTAAAGGCCAGCCGCAAGGTCTGCGCTGCCTCTGATTGCGGTTGAGTGCCGGCCCCAATGCCAAAAATAAAAGCTTGCGTAAACGGCACCGTCATCACAATGACGCCTTTGCCGG